GCTTTGGGCGCTGCAGATGCAATTCGCTCAATGTCCAAGACAGAGGCGAGAGCAGCAGAACAATCAGCTCAATCAGCATACAAAACAATTGGCGCAATTGCTGGAAGGCCTGGTTCAAAAATTCAAGGCTCCGGCAACGATCGCATTGTTGAAATTAGCGAGCGAGAATTAAAACAATTACAAGGAATTGGAGCATTCCAAACGGCAAGAGATCCGCTCACCGGTAGAATTACGGCACGCAGGAGTGACATCCTTTCTCTCGCACCACAAGCACAACGACTACAGGCGCAAGCCGCAGGACAAATTCGTGATCTGACTTTCCAAGAGAAGCAAACACAGCAGCAAGCCGTGCTTGCTCCAATCCCACCATCGGAAGGCGACGGCAAGAAGAAGAAAGGCAAAGAGCTTGATGTCTATAACCGCAGTCAGCTTGATTTTATTCAAAAGCAATTTGAACTAGAAAAGCAAAGTCTCGACAAAAGATTGCAAGGTGAGTTAATTTCGCAAACACAGTACGATATCGCACTGGCGGAATTAAAACTTGAAACGGAAAAGCTTAGGATTGCAGAACAATATAGACTTGCAGTTGACAAGACAAATGCGGACAATCTGTCGGCATCTGATAAGGCTCTCAAGCTCAAAGATTTAGAGATTATTAAAAATAAGGAACTAGCAATTGCGGAGGATGATCGCAACATTGCAATTGGCGCTGCTCGCAAGAAAATCATTGATCCAATTATCAATGAGATTGATAATGAGACGCTTGCAATTGAAAGGCAAGTAATGGAAGCGAAGAATTTAGCAGAAGGTCGCCTAAGTCTTACCGCAGCACAAGAGGCAGAACTTAGCGTGAAAGAACGCTATGCAAGCCTTAGTCAAGATGAGCGTGAAAACGCAAAAGGAGAGCTGGATATACTTCGTCAAATTAGAGAGCAGCGTTTGCAAAATGCGGAGGCATTGCGCCTTCAGGCCTCACTACAAGAAAAGGTGAATGAAACGCAAGGAATCGGAGGCGGACTTCGCGCCGGTTTCTTTGGTCAAGCTGCTGGTGTTTTCGAGCGATCTATGCTTGAAAGCGATGGCAATGTTGACTATGCCACGCAAATGGCCAATATTGAGACCACGGCAATGCAGCTTCGTAGCGTATTTGAAGGACTGCAAAGTGCTATCAGTGGCGTAAGCGGTGCTTTTGCCAATATGCTCACTGAAGGCATTACAAGTATGATTACTGGCACTGCCACTGCCAAAGAAGTGTTTGCAAGCTTCTTGCAAAGCGTAGGTCAAGCCTTATCTCAAGCAGCTTCGCAGATGATCGCTACTTACATTGCCATTGGCATTGCAAAAATGTTTGCTGGCCTTGGCGGAGGCGGCGGAAATCCAGCAGGTAGCGGAGGAGGGATCTCTGACATTCTCCCTGGGGCAAGTAAATACATGGAAGGAGGAGGCGCTGCACTTGGTGCTAGCGCTGGTACATTCGGCGCTGTAACAACAGGCTACGCTAATGGCGGCATTGTACCTGGCGGCTTCCGAGCGTTTGCCAACGGTGGCGTCGTCAGTGGTCCTACGCTTGGCCTTGTAGGCGAAGGCAAGTACAACGAAGCCGTTGTTCCCCTCCCAGATGGTCGTTCCATCCCCGTGCAGCTTGGCGGACGTTCTGCCCGTGACCTCATGGGCAATGGCGCCCCTGGCATGCCTCAGGCGCCTTCTCTGAGCATGAAGTTTGAAACGACTAAGATTAATGGCGTAGAATACGTTAGCAGGGAACAATTAGAGCAGGCAATGGCAGAAACTCGTCGCGCTTCCATTGCAGGGGGTGCTCAACGAGGCATGTCAATGACGCTCGATAAGATCAAGCAAAGCCCTTCCACTCGCTCTAGTATTGGTATCCGCTAATGGCAATATTCCCTTCCATTAGACCAACTGGACGATCGTATTCCCCAGGGCAATTCCCCACGAAAGTTTATCGTGGACTTTCGGGGGCAACTGTTAAGAGGGTGTTTGGCAATCGGTCATTTGGCCATACCATTGATCTTCAGTTTGAAAATATTTCCGACGCTAATACGAAAGCCATTCTTGACCACTACTACGGTCAGTTTGGCAGCTATTCTCGCTTCACGCTTCCCGACGATGTGTTCTCTGGCATGAGCACAACGCTAAAAGGCGTTGTGCAAACTCCCATAAATATTCTCTGGGAATATGCTGAGCCTCCTCAAGTGGAAAGCGTGTTTGACGGACGTAGCACTGTTATAGTGCGACTGATTGGCGAACTTGATTATTCTGGCGTTTGACGATGACTACTACTACTGTTCATATTGCTAATTTTGCCTTTATTCAAACTGCAAATGGGCGAAGTCATTACTATCAAAATTATTTCTTTGGCAAAGATTTTGCTGCAGTAGCAGTGCCAGGCACGGCTTCGCCACTGTATCGATTTGCTCCATTTCGCGCAGAAGGAGCGTTGTCTGCATTGAATGGCGACAACGAAATTTTACGCTTGCTATTTCCTCATAGTGAATTCACCATTGCAATGGTTGAGGAAGGAAATGGCAATAGACTTAGCCAGCTTTCATTGAAAACAGTATGGATGGCAAGCACTGGCAATATCACTGACTACGCATCGTATAGTCTTGCTTCCTCCACTGCACAATACGAAGAATTCTATGTGGGCGTAGGCGCATCATTCGATGACACAACTGTCGAACTTCGCTTCCGTTCTGCAATGGATAGCGTGGGGGCAGGTTTCCCGCGTCGTACATTTACGTCTAAGAATGTTGGCATTTTGCCGTTGAACGCAGAAGTGAGTTTACGATGAACGATTTAATTGGCTTGCAGTATGAACGAAGAGCTCGTTTTTGCGAAGGCAATGGAAAGAGCGATTGCTTTATGCTCGTGTGCGAAGTAAGGCGGCGGCTTAGATTGCACGATTATGAAAATGAGTTTCGATGGGCGTACGATGAACATGATTCTGGTAATTTGCCAATGCGGCGAATTGTAAGGTGGTTATTTGAAAATGGAAAGAGAACAATAGAAAGGGAGAATGGCAATGTTGCGATTATTCTTCCAAAGCCAGGAGGCGAGATAGCAGTTGGGGTGGCTTATGATGGGGGAATACTTACAGTTTCCCGAGGGGGGCGATCATTCTGGTCGTCATCTTTTCCATCGCTGAAGCTGTTCAAAATGCTGCCTGATATCAAATAATGAGACGCCTCCTCCCTTACGAACGCGCTCTAATTGATGCTCTTCAGATTTCCGAAGAAGAATACTGGCAGTTTTATCTGGCACGATTGAATTATCGCGACAACAAGGAAGGAACTATTCTTGACGTAAGAAATGGTATCGAGACAGTTGCTCTTGTTCTTAGTATTGTTGGCACGCTTGCTCAAGTTGGCGCAGCGCTACTTGCTCCCAAACCGCAAGCCCCGGATCAAAGAATGGGACGGCAGTCCCGCAATCAATTTTTTGCTCCACGATATGGCTTTAACTCATTTCAAGAAGTAGCCCGCTATGGAGAGCCAATCAATCTCATTTATACCAACATTGACGAAAATAAAATAGCAGGAGGCTTACGCGTCAACACGTCTCTTGTTTGGTCCGCAGTGCATAGTTTTGGCACTAGCCAATACATGCAAATGTTGGCAGTTATAGGAGCTGGTCCCATTCAAGGCTTCGGCTACGGACGCACAGCATTTGGACAAACGCCCCTTCGGGATTTGGCTTCACAGCGTTATTTTCTTTATGCCAACGAAACAGAAGGCAAGCTTTTCTTCAAGGACAAAAAATTTCCCACTGATGCCTTGGCAGAGGATGATCCGGTTTACACCACTGGCAATGATTTAATTTGTTCCGTCATCAATAATGGCCAGAATAGAACCGAGGGTTATAGCCAGGCATTCTCACCAACGACAAGCTCTTCACTGGGGCTTTATGACGTGGTGCCTTTGAGAGCGCAAGTAGAGGATAGAGACGATGAGGGACGCCTGAAGCAAGATTCATTGGGAATCAATGTCACTGAAGGCAGAGACATTTACTGGCCCGCAACATGGCCGACAACGGGAGTTCGTCCATTGTTTCCAGTTGGCAATCGACTTACTATCACCTTTGAAGAAGATGACAAAAAACCTACCGAGCAAGTAGAGCGTGCTGCCATTGATTTGAGAAGCGCTTATATTGGCACGTTTGATTCTGCTAGCACTTACAAAATTGGAGCTGCAAAATTCAAGCTTGTGGCGGATAACATTCAAAATGGTAGCGACATCGAAGGTAGTTTTGTTTTTCAATGCACTGAGAGTGGCGTGCTATGCGAAGAAGACTACTCTACGCAGCGCTACCAACAAAATGAAGAGGATTTGAGAAGACAAAAACGAGAAGCCGAAAATACCATTGCTGCACTTGAGGCAGAAAAAGGGGCCGCGTTTGCAGAGCGTTTTAAGGGGCCAGGGTCGGATGCGATTGCAGCTTTTGATACGGAATTAGAGCAGATTGATGATGCCATTGAAAACGCCACTGCCATTCTAAAAGGCGATCTTACTAATCAAGAACTTATAAATGTGGTTCAAAATGAAGGAACATTTAAGGGGCTTAGAGATGCAATTGATGCGCTGGAGAATGATATTAAAACTGCAAACGATAATATAGAAGCAGCTCAGAACACGATTGATTCGATAAAAGATATCCCCCCTGGACAAAGGACAAATGCTCAAAAGCGACAATTAGAAACTGCTAGAGATACCAAGGCAGGTCAAATTGCAGTTAAACGAGCGAAGAAAGGCGAGCTTAAGGAAAACTTTGCAAGGCTTTCTACTCGTGCCATTGAGCAAGGTTTATATGACAATAATAAACATACCAATCTTCGAGAAGAGCGTAAACAATTAAAAATCAGACGACGCAGGGTCACCAAGAGAAGGACAGAAATAGCTAGCAATGTTGATAGGGACTTTGCGGCAGAGAGCGTAGCGCAATCTGCATGGACTACGAATTACAACGCTGCAGTGGCAAATTTAAACAGCATCAATGCGCAGTTAAAAAATGAAGATTCATGGAACGACTACTTTAATACAAAGTGCATTGCAAAGATTGATGAAATTCGTTACGAATGCGTAACAAAATGCGAACTGGTAAACTTTGCGTTTAAAGCGAAAGTATTTCAGCGCATTCAAGGACGTATGAATAAATACGCCGAAGTAGACCAGCAGGGACACAAGGATAGCGACAATGGCATTCGCAATCGCACTTCAATGTTCTGGCTTTGGTACAAGAAACCTTCTGATCCCATTGATAGATATACATTGGTCCCATATATTTTTGCCATCAGAAATGGCAAAGAGCTTGACGCTTATGTTGGTCTTCGTTTTATTGCTCCATCAAAAGAAAAATGGCAATTTAAGCTTGAGCCCATTATTGACTTGGCCGCAGAACTGCGCACTCATAACAATGGTGCAAACATGCCAATGATTTACTTGCGCACTGCTGGATATAAGGGGACAATTGGCGGAAGAGAAATTACTTTTGGCAATGGTTTTTCCATCGTTTATAAAGGGCGTTCACCATTGAATACAATTCGTCGCCGTCCGCCGGTAAATCGCACTCCTAAATTTATCGATGAATGGGGACTGTTCTCTCTTCGTAGCGACACGCAGATTTCTTTTTCTTTTGAAAGTGGAGCAGAAATTAGTCTTGTAGCAGTGACAGAGCAACAAAAGCAGCCGCTCACTCCATCTATTTACGATGGCATGGCGATGATTGGTCTGAATATTTATAGCGGACAAGGCGTAAGGGACTTGCGTTCTCTTAGCGTATGGGTGAATAAGGGGAAGAAAGTTAGAAAATTCTTGGATGCAAATGGGAATTATGGCCCCATTTCTGAGTCGACAAGTTATGCGCCAGAAATATTCTTGGATACCATCTTGGATGAGCAAAATGGCATTGCTGCTTATGCCAATATTAATGGCATAGATACAAGACAGCTTAGTATTTCACAGCGATTCTGTGAAGAGAATCAATTATTTATGGACGGAGCCATTGCAGATCCAACGTCGTGGCGAGAATTTTGGTCACAAATTGCTCCCTTTAGTCTGCTGGAATTTGCCCGTACTGGAGGGAAAGAAACGCTGATTCCCGCGGTGCCTTATGACAGTCTTTACCGGATTTCAAGGGCCGTGCAAATCTCTGCATTGTTTAATCAAGGCAACATCTTGGAAGACAGTTATAAAGAAGAATTCCTTGACTATGGTGATAATACGCAAGATTTGATTGCCACCATCGTTTATAGAGACACGGCAAATGATAACGTGTTTCCTCAGAATACCAGCGTGCAAATTATGCGAGCTGATGCTATTGAAAACGATAGCATCCGTCAAACTTTTGACCTGTCTGCCTTTGTTAGCAGCAGAGAGCAAGCAATTAAATATGGGAAGCTTTTATGTCAACAACGGCGATTCTCTCGGAGAGCCATTGAATTCAAAACATTCCCCACTGAAAGCCCAGTTGCGCCTGGCTCCTACATTTATGTGCAATTAGACCAGAATCAATGGGACGACATCAGAAGCGGAATCGTCGAAGAAGGAGGCGATCTTAATATACCTTTGGCAGAAGACGCAGTAAATGGTAGTTTTACCATATTGCTTTATAACGGCCAAGATTCGCCAATAAAATTGTCTTCTGTTTCCATTGTCAATAATCAATCTTCTGCTTTAGCGGGCTATGAAGGATGGCTTTTTGTGCTTGGCACTCAACTAACGACAAAGCGTGTCTTCCGCGTCACTGGAGTTTCGATGGAAGAAGAAGGAGAGATTACGATTAGCGCCGTTGAGCATCAATGTGATGAAAGTGGTGGATCCACCTTGTCCAAAATCGCGAATTTTGATGATGCCTTCTTGATTGAATAGAAAACATTGCTATCATAAACAAAAAGCTTTAAGACAATGCCCTTCTATACTGGTCGCACTGGCAAGCTGCGCCTTGGTGGCAGCGAAGTGTCGAAGGTTCGTAATTGGACGCTGGACACTTCTGTCAATATGCTGGATACTACAGCACTCGGGGACACTGCCAATACATTCACTCCTGGCCTGTTTAGCGCCACTGGCAGCGCCACACTGTCCTATTACAATGGCGATACCACTGACGTGACTAATCTTCTTGAGAAGATCACGAAAACTGGTGCAGTCACTGAAAGTGATCGCGTGAATCTCACTTTTGAAGTGGGGACAAGTCAGACGTTCAATGCTGATGCCTATATCAATAGTGCCAGCATCACTTCTTCCACTGATGAACTGACCACTGTTTCGTTTAACTTTACGATTGACGGTCCTCTGGATTCTGTGGTTCTCACTGGCACCACTTGATAGAAAGCTTAATTTATCATTTGCATTGTTCGTACAATGGAAGAATAAGCGCTGAAGCGAAATGACGTTTTTTGTTGGCCACACAGGCGCTATTAAGCTTCAGCGTGGAGGCGAAAATACTTTTACGGCTAGCGTTTCTGCAAGCGATATCAATACAGTGTTGAATCGCTTTAGTTTTGATGGGAGTGAAGATAATTTAATCACTGGTGATTTCATTGAAATTTCCACAGAAGATCCCAGAGGGCTGCTTTTCGTGCCTACCACGTTCTGGAGTATTCCAGGAGCGGATGTAGATGGCTACAGCGAAGTGGTATGGTCGTCAGGGAGTACAGCGGCATTATCTGGCTGGCTTGACGATGAAATTAGTACCAGCAGTGCGATACCTCCTGATGGCTACACAGAATTCAGACTTGGTGATTATGTTTTCGCGGATAATGCTAAAGCCTATATCAATGTTAACGCTGCTGGCGGCATTCGATTATTCCCCACTTTTTCTGACGCAATTAATAACGAAAGAGCAAATGAATATGAACTGGCTGAATTCCATGGAGAGCCGATTGTCATAACAGTTGGAATTAGGGATACAAAGTTTAATACACTTGGTTCCGTCACGTCATTCGAGATTAATACAGACAGGGCCGCGATGGAAACCACGAGTCTATCGGACAGATTCAAGCAGCAGTATTCTGCCGGACTATTGAGTGGAAACGGCAGTATTGAATGCTTGTTTAGCTATGAATCAATCAACAATGAGGAAGTACCATTATTCCTGCTTCAAGTGATTAACAGGTTGGATGTGGGCAGTGAATTCGCCACGCTTCTTTCTTTATCATCCACAGAGCAATCGCCAGGATTTAGACAGGAGGTTTATTACGATATTCAGGCAGTGGTCACG